CTTTGGTTGAATCTACTCTATCTATTCCATTAAACCCTTTGGGTTGGATAATTCCACAATAGTAGCAAGGTAACACTACCCTATCCATAAAATCTCCTTTGGTAATTGTGAATTCCAACTGTTTTGTTTCTGCACTGCGTTTATAATTTATAAAATGGTAATCAATATTATCATTTCTTTGTTGGTTGATTAATTTTACCTTTTCGGGGTTAGCATCACGCCAATGTTTAGCTTGTTCTGCATTGCGTTTCAAAAATCCTTCCAAGTTAGATTCAATAAGCCTTGCTCTAGCTTCCATCCAATAACCAGCAACTTTTTCATAATTTGCTTCTTTCCACGCTTGTTTCACTTCTTTGCGTTCTGGTTTTTTGGCATTTTGATTTGCTAATTCACGCACATGTTGTTTTTCTCTTTTTTCATCAGCTCGTTGATTTGTTTTACGACAGACTAAACATGTTTTAGTTTCACCAAGTTTTCCTTGAAAAGATTCCATAGGTTTTACTTTGCAACATACCGAACATTGTTTTTCGGTTTCTGTTTTAACTATGTGACCACCTCGTTTTATATGGTCTTTTTCACGCTCTACTTGTAAACATGGTTCACATCTGTTATAAGCAGTTATTGGCAATTGGTTACGGCAACCACGAATTGCATTCGCACAACATTTCAAACCAAGTTGTGTAGTTTCATCAATAAAATGACAGAGTTGGTGTTTCCCGCAGTATTTATTCATTTCACTTTTTTTAAATGTACAATCTTGCTTAGCACATAGTACAATTTCTTTTTTGGTTTTAACGCGACTTCTACATTCTTCACATGTTTTTTGAGTTAAATATTTCATCTTTTTACAACCAGTGCAAAGTGTGGAGTTTGTAATCATTTCAGGAGTGTAGTCTTTCATATATGTGTGAAATTTACAAAATGGACCTTTAAATCGGCAGGCATTACCGTTTACGTCAAGCGCAGGACAACTCATCCGATAATAGGTATAAAATGATTGAATACAAATCAATTTTAAAAATCTACTCAAGGAAATTGTAGATAAATCAAGGAAATATAATGAATTATTTATAGAATTTCCAAGTAAATATTATTTCAATAAATACTTAAAGATTATAATATTATATATGTATAATGCCTTCGTAGCTCAATCGGAAGAGCGTGTGACTGTTAATCACAAGGTAGACAGATCAAAACTGTCCGAGGGCGTTATTAAGTTATAAATATTGAATTGTTTTACACTTCAATATTTATGTATGTTTATTTTGTAATTATTCTATTTATTCTTGTTTATTTATGGTTTTGTATTGGATTTTGGAATAAACAACCCATGTCTCATGTATATAGTATATACAAGCCCGGAATTATTTCTGAAAAACCTCTTTATAATAAATTTGTAAATTTGGTGCATGTCCTTTTTTATAATGTATCCGAATTAACGACAGAATTACAAAATGAATTGTATGAATATGTGAAAGATAATCAACCATCATTTCACAAAAAAAATCATTTTTTAGGTTATTTAAAACAAGGATATGTTTCTATCTATAAAGAAAATAATTGTATACGAGGTTGTATTACAAGTAGACAAGTTCATTTTACATGGAATCAAGAACATATAGATGCTTATTCTACTGATTTTATATATGCAGATACTTCTTATATTTTAAAATGTTTGATTCAAACTCATGAATATAGAAAACATACGGCTGCTTATCCTATTTCTATTATTACTTATACCAAACCAATACGTTTTTTGGTTCCATTGGTAAATTATAGTATTCAATGGTTATATACACGGTCATTTACGCAATATAAGTTTCCTTTGAAAACAAAAATCATAAAAAATACGCCAGATTTATTGAATGACGTATTTATTCAGTTTAGAAAAAATAATTTTAAATGTCAAATTACACCCAATATTTATACTTTAACTGAACTTATCCAATCTAAAAATATTTCTATTTATTCTATTTATAATCCTTATTTAGTTGCCATTTTTTTCTTTAAGAATTCTTATGAATTATACGATGATTTATCTATAGTAGATTGGATTGGAAGTATAATGGTAGATGCATCCGATATGGAAATTATCAATGCAGGTATTTCTACTATTTTATATGGAATACAAAAAACATTTAAAATAGTTCGCGTGCATCAAGTATCCAACACTCCATATTACCCATCTCATTTTAAAACAACAGAATGTAAAAAATATGTTTACAATTATGGTATTTATACCATGCCTTCATCTAATTGTTTCTTCCTATAATATATGAAATTAAAATTAATTATATTATTTTCTATGCTATACATGTTATGTATAGCATTAACTAGTAATTTAGACATCAATATTGATAAATATTATACTACAATTAAACATCCAAGTGTGTTTGATATTGGATATCATTATTTGCCTAATTTAAGTAAATATGAAATAATAGGAAATATATATAGTTTTATTTTTTTAATAATATTGTTATGTTTACCAAACTTGTGGGAAGATTTTTTTGGATATATGATTCCAATTATATTTATTAGACTACTTTTTATACATATGACAGTTTTACCAAAACATCGTAAATGTAACATAAATGACCAAAATTATTTTTTGGGAGGATGTTATGATAAAATTTTTAGTGGACATTTTGCAACTGTATTGTTGATTAGTTTATTATTGTTAAAATATAAATACATTTCTTTACCATGGGTAATTAGTATTAATATTATTCATTTATTATTACTCTTGATGTTTAGATGGCATTATACAATAGATATGATAATTGCATTGATGGTTACATTAATTATTGTTCAAAATGATATGAATATAATCCACTTATTAAAATAATTATATAATATATGAAAATTATTATCTATGCAACGCACTCGTTTGGAACTTATGAAACTTTAATAAAACACCCTGATGTTATTTGTGTAGGATTTGGGACTAAATGGGAAGGATTTATTAAAAAAGCAGAAACCATTTGTCATTATTTAAATGATTTACCTGATGATGAAATTATTGCAGTCATAGATGGATTTGATTCATACATTAAAAAAACCGATGATATACAAAATGAATTTTTAAAAAAGAATTGTAAAGTATTAGTATCTTTACACAATACATGGTTTAATTTTGAGTATTTAGAAAAAAAGGTATTTTCTTCTTGTAAAAATAATAAAACAGCTAATTGCGGATTAATCATGGGATATGCAAAAGAAATGAAAGAAGTATGGAATTATATGAAAAATGGTTCAAGCAGCGACGACCAACGAAACTTAAATATAGCATGTGAAAAAATACCCTATATTAAAGTAGATACAGAATGTACTATTTTTGAAAATTGTAATAATTTAAAAGATGTCCAAAAATCAAATGCATATATATGTCAAATACCAGGTGATATTTCTTTACAACGATTTATACGAAGTATATTTGAATATTCAAGGTATTTTATTTTTGAAATATTAATTATACTTGTAATATTATTTATATTTATTCAAAGTAATAGACGTAATTTTATGAAAATATATTAAATAAATGTTAATATAATGAAAACGAGGAAATACATTAAACGACATACAAAAAAATATAAAAAACAGAATAAGAAATATACAAAAAAATATGGAGGTGCACATACTGTAGCTGCCTTGGTTAAATTAATACATGACCATAAAAGTTCTGCTCCTATACAATATGAAAAAGTTATTGTAGATGGGCAAGAAGTACCTGCTATACAAGTAAAAGAATGTGTAATGGCAGCTATAGATTATAATCCGTTATTGTTTCAACAGTTATCTGTTGAATTACGAAAAGATAAAGAAGTAATTACAAAAGCAACACTTAAATATACAAATATATTGGAATATGTAAATGAATCTATACGACAAGATAAAGAATTTATGGTTGAATTAATTAAACAACAACCAGAAGCTTTAAAATATGCATCGCCTGAAATAAAAGACGATGACCGAATTGTAGAATTAGCAGTAACTCGTAAAAGTGATGTAATGGAATATGCATCGGATAGATTAAAAAATGATGCACAATATATATTAATGTTAGTAAAGTATCCAAATACACAAAATTTAATGGTATATATAAATCCAAAACTTAAAAATAATGGAAAATTTATGAAAGAAATTGCATCTACAAATATAGACGCATTTCTCAGAGGTATACTTGGGAGTGAATTAAGTAATAATAAACAATATATGTTATATATTATAGAACAACATAAAAAGCATGCATTATCTATCTATAAATATGCAGGATATACTCTAAAAATGGAATTGGATTTTAGTGTAAAAATATTTTTATATGAACCTAAAATATTAAACTATATACCCGAAGAATTAAAAACAAATAAAAAATTTATTATATCTGTTGTGCAACAACATGGGTTATTTTTAAAATTTTTTCCTGATGTTCAAGCAGATAAAGAAGTGGTCATTGCTGCTGTATCTAACAATGGGTATGCTATGGCACATGCTTTATCTATGAGGGAAGATAAAGAAGTTATTCTTGCAGCTGTAAAAAATAATGGGAATACTTTAGTATATGCATCTAGTGAATTAAAAGCAGATAAAGAAGTTGTTCTTGCTGCTGTAAATAATGACGGGAATGCATTAGAAGATGCTTCTGATATACTAAAAGCAGATAAAGAAGTTGTTCTTGCTGCTGTAAGTAATTATGGAGAATCTTTAAAATTTGCTCTTGGTGATTTAAGTTCCGATAAAGAAGTTGTTATTGCTGCTATAAAAAATGATGGGCATGCATTTGAATATGCATCTCCTGAATTAAAATCCGATAAAGAATTTGTTAATTTTGCTCTAAAAATTAGTCCAATAGTTAAATTATTTGTTTCTAGTGATTTACATTTACAACAAGATGAAACTATTACTTTCCCTGAATCATCAACTTTAGATTATTAAAATATGTATTTAATATATGCTATATACAATTAAACGATATAGTTACAAACAAGCGAAAAAATTAGGCGTTACTATTCAACCATCTACTCGTAAAAATAAAAAAATAGATGTCTACAAAAATAATAAAAAAATAGCGTCCATTGGTGCATTGGGTTATGGAGATTATCCAACATTTATGGAAACAGAAGGCATGACATCCGCAAAAAATCATCGTAGAAAATATAAAATGCGACATGAAAAAGATAGACATGTGCCTAATACTGCTGGATTTTATGCCGATAAAATTTTATGGTAATTTTTACGAGAACGTTTTTTTAATAATTGCCCAAGTTTATGTTTATAAGGAACATGAATTTTTTTAACATGATGTTCATGAATTGTTGAATCTTTTGCCGTATAAGTAAAAAAAGGATATTTATATGTATATGTTTTCATCATACCATAAATATAATAATCAGCAGGATGTTTTATGTTTGGATTAAGTTTAAATTTTCCATCTATGTAATTATGTTTAATAAATCGTAATGCTCCTGATTTGGTAATTAAATAAGCACCTGCTCCCCAATAAGCTACACTAGATGTATATAATTTAGTAGGCAACTTGTCAGATACAATAGATAGTTGTAATATTTCCCAATCTTTGGGAGCATGTTGAATGCATGTATTCAAATCTTCTTGCCAATATTTTTTATAATCTAAGGATATATCATCTTCGCAAATAAATGCAATGTTATAATTACTTTGAGAAAAAGTTAAAATTGCATTTAAATGAGATAATAAACAACAATATTCTTTGATTGAATATTTTTCTAAATTTACATTGCTCATTTTATTATGCAAATAATTTACAATAGTTGGTTTATTTGCATCTACTGCATAAATTCTATATTTTTTCATGTTTTTAAATGTTTCATCTTTTAAAGTTTGTTTTATTGTTTTTCTGCGTTGTATAGAACGAGTTAGATTAATATAATATAGTGCATCTATTAAATCATTATTCATACTATAATTATATATATTTTTATAAAAATTAAAAATATATAATTATACTAGTATATGAATACAATACAGACAAATTCAAATTATGTTGTATTCAAAAAAATGTTGTCTGTTCATTCAGAAGACCGAGATATTTCAAAATGGCCAAATTCAAATTTTTTTGAAATAACCGCACCTGTTGAATATAAAAATGTAGTTAGTTTACGATTAAGTGATATTCAAATTCCATCTTCTTATTATGTATTTTCCAATACAAATCAAAATACAAAATTATCGTTTAAAGTAATTCCAGAACATACACTTGGAAGTGGGATGACTGTAACTACTTTTACTGATTATACATATGAAGTCGGTATGAAACTGTTGCAATCTCCTCCGTTTACAATTACTATTCCAGAAGGCACATATACACCGCAAGATATAGCCACTGAATTAACTAACTTATTAAATGCCAAAGTATCTGAATATATGGGTTCAAATGATTTTAATAATTTTACAATTGAATATAATAAAAATACGCACAAATTTGTATTCAAAAATGATACAAATGGGTTTAATTTACTATTTACTTCACCTGAATATTATGAACATTGCACCAATTCATCTTATTACGATAATTACACTAATTGGGGATTAGGAAGTTATCTTGGGTTTAACAAAAAAATATACAAATCTATGAATAATATGATTGTATCAGAAAATGCCGAAAACATATATGGAGATAGTTATATTTATATGGAGTTGGATTATTGTAATAGTATAGATGAAATTGCGCCCTATACAGAAAAAAGTAGTGCATCTTATAACCCGAAATATAGTGGAAAACATAATGCATCTTTTGCTAAAATTCCATTATTTTTAACAGGAAATTTGGTATTTTCATCAAAAGAAACGTATTTATCCAATATATTTTTTAGTGACCCACCACTAGAACGTATTCAAAAATTTAAATTTAAACTACGATATCATGATGGACGTATGGTAGATTTTCATAATGCTAATTATACATTCAGTATTGAAATAACTACATTAAAACCAGATACAATAAAACCTGCTATTAAAGTAAATTCCGCAAATTATAATTTATAAAATTTCGTGTTTTTTAATATTTTTATAAAGTATTTTACATTTTTCATAGATGGGGTCAATCCGATGTTTTTGCTCCACCATAGGTATATCTAATTGGATTGAGTTACAACATAAAGATACTGCATAATAAAGTAAGAATCTTCGCCGTTCATTACAAGCTGGTGTATATTTAATTAAAAATAGTTGAAGGACAGATTGCATAATTTTTTGAATAGGTTCGTTTAATTTATTACTATAAAAAATTAATATTTCCCATATAATCCATATACAATCGGTGGGATATTTATTGGATAATGTTCGGACAATAGATGTGCATTTTTTTATACTTATGTATTCTAAAATCCATTCTATCCAATAACATGCATCCAAAGAATTTTTGCTATGAATCATATATGAAAATTCATTCAAGGGCACAAATAATGGTTTTGGGTCGCCTGTTTTAAATATAGGTTCTACAAATATAACCGATGGAGCTTTTAATCTATCTGTAGTTAATAAATTAAAATCTGATTTGTTAAATTTTATAATTTCATAACTATGATGTTTATTAGATAAACATAAAATAGTAATAATTTCAGAAAAAAGTTTGCGAATAATTTCATTATTTCGTATAGAAAGTTCATCCGATGTTTCTATAGCTTGTTTAAACGTTGTAAATCGGGCATGAATATAAATAGGTAATTTAGGATTTGCAATATGAATATGTTTAGCGTAAAAAAATAAAATAATTTCCCAAATATCGGAAACATGACCGCTACATAATAATTCAATCATCCAATTCATGGATGGTTCAATTTTAGAATGTAAAAGACTTGATATAAGTTCTTTTTTTACAGCAGACCGTTGATAATTAGAAAAAGTAGTATTACGAAATGCGTCAGCAGGACGTTTGTCTGCTATAATTTCCATAGTTTCATAAAATATTTAAAAAACATATTTTATACTTAAAAACGTCTTGATTTTCTTTTATTATTTTTATATTTTATAGTTTTTTTTCTTTTACCACCTTCACTTTTTGTTGTTTTTACTCGTTTTTTTTCTTCTGCTCTTTTTGCTCGTTCTACTTCTTTTCTTGCTCGTTCTTCTTCTCTTCTTGTTCTTTCTGCTTGTTTTTGTTCTGTTGTATAAAATAATGGGGCATGCTCTCCTTCAAAATATTTTGATACAGGATCGGGTACTTCTGCAGACATAAGTGTAGGAGTTCCGGTGGCTTCTGTCTGTACAGGAACATGGGTAGTTGGTGGTAGTCCTCTTTGAATAGTTTCAAATAATAATCTAATGTTTGGCGGGGAAAGATATGGTGTATACAGTTCTATAAATTGTTCTATTTTTTGATGCTTAACTAATTTTCTAACATAAGATGCAGATAAAGAATCTTTGGATATTTCGGATATTGGCGTATCTATATCTGGTCTTTCTAATAACGCTTTCATTCCTGATCTCTCTATAATAAGACCATCAATTGTATTAATTTTGTCTTGAACTATAAGTTGGTCTGCAACACTATCTAAAAATTCTACTCTATCTCTTCCGACAATAAAAAAAATATTTATTTTATCAATGGTTTCAAAATCTTTGGTAAGTATAGAATAAATTGTTCTAAATGGATTTCCATAAGCACACCTAACTATTATTGTTAATTGTTGTAATTTTGGTATATTTTCGGGATTTTGTTCTTCATGTATAAGTCCTTGTTTAAATTTGGCAATCATTTTTTTTAATATTGGTTTTTTGTGCAAAGACTCAAATTGGTCAGATGCACCTTCAACGGCATCTTCGCCTTCATCTTCATCCACAGGTTCAGATTCACATACTAATGGATTTTTTTCATCTACCGTAGTTGATAATAAAACATATACTTTTTTTGTATCTAATTCTATAGCTTTATAAATTATTTTTTTTATTAATTCTAAATGTCCAGGTGTAGGTGGATTCATTCTAACAAAACAAAAAATAAATGTATCGGTTGTAATTGGTCTAACTTCTGCCATATTATGTAGATTTATTTTAAAGTAAAATTGAAATAAATATAATTTATAAATTAATACATACAATGCTAGATTATTTGTGGTTGCTTATTCTGTATTATATTTATTTATGTGTTGAAAATGTTCAACATGGATTTATGCAACATCAAATAATAGAATATATACATGACCGAAATATAGAATTGAAAGCATACAATGTATTAGATGTAATACCTAACAATCATTATTATTTTCAAGATGGGTACGGTAATATTGAATTGCGCGCTCCTATATTTATTCCGATGGATGAATAAAATAATAAATTGGTAATATAGTATGGTAATTACTTATTTATTACTTATTTTTATTATTTTATCTTTTTTAATTTTATTTTCTTTAAAACCAAAAAAACAACCAGATAAAAATATAATCTTTAAAACAAATTCCGATGTATACGATAAAGATTATGCAACTATTTACGATACAATTCATTACGATTATTATCGTTTTCAAAAAGAGTTAAGTATTATTGAACCAACTACAACAACGGATAGTTCAGTATTGGATATAGGGTCGGGGACAGGCATGCATGTAAATGAATTAAATAAAAAAAGTATTCCAACGATAGGCATAGACAATTCTAGTGCAATGATTCAATATTCTAAAAAATATAAACAACACTGTATTAAAGGAGATGTGTTGAATATGTCGTCATTTCATCCTGAATCATTTTCGCATATTACCTGTTTTCATTATACTTTTTATTACTTTGAAAATAAAGAACAATTGTTGTATAATATATATCAATGGTTAATGCCTGATGGATTATTTATTGTGCATCTAACCAATACATGTAATTTTGGAAAATCAAATATAGTTTCTAGTACGTTTAAATATAAACGAAAAATAAAAGACAACAAAGTATACGAAACCATTACGTATCCTACTAAAACAGTTCGTAATGAACATACCTTTTATATGGAAACTATACCTTTTATTATAGATTTGGCAAAAAAACATGGTTTTGTAGTAGAATCAAAACATGATTACGATTTACACAATTTTATTTATGTGTTTAAAAAGGCAGTGTATTAAGGTGGTTGTACAGTTCCTTTAAATATTTGATAGGACAATGGAATTGGAGTTAGTTGCATTTCGGTTGCAGCAATAAGTAGTTGGTATATAGACCGACTCGGCATGATTACAGAAAGTGTGTCTAAACTATATACTTCTCCTGGTTTATCAGGAATTGCTTGACCAAATATAGGAGGTTTATGTGTAGTTAAATATTCAGTTATATATTTATTAATTGGCCATTTTTCATTAATAATAAAATAAATTGCTTCTTTTTCTAATGCAAGTTTTAATCCTCCATTAGCAATAAATGTATCTGATTTTAACATATGTGCTGCCGGCAATTCATTGACCGAATTATATTTATCTATAAATTTATCAATCGTATCTTGTGACCATGTATTAGAATCAGGTATAGGAGCCAAATAATCATATTCTCCTAATGGAGTTGAACTAAATTCAAATCCTTCTGTAATTGGTAAAAGAAATAAAAGAAATATTAATAAAAGAATAAATAAATATAATTTTCTCATATATTTACTATTTATTTTACAATTAAATAATTAGTAAATATAATATGGAAGAGGAATTACCTCCGCCTTTGGTATTAACTCGCCAAATATCAGCAAATGTATCTAAACAAGATTATAAAAATTGTTTTGCACATGCTATTTCACGTCTAATTGTCAAAGCTTTTCGTAAACAATATCCTTTAGAATTTAATATTCAAACTGATGTATCTGATACATGTAATAAATTATATCAATCTATTACAACACATTTTTATGATTGTAAAGATGACAAGTCATGTAAACAAATATCATTGAAAGAAATAAGACAACATTGTAACCCAATAGAATTAAACAGTCTTATATTATACATGTATATATACTCTATTTTCGCAAAAAAATATAATTGTGACGGAGAAGATCCATATATTGCATTAGAGTATATATTGGATGATGTATTGTATAACGAAGAATTTTTAACCACACAATGTTTTATTCATCCTGAATTATGTGAAATTATTAGACCTATATTAATAGACCATTTATACAAAAAAAATCATTATTATTGTAAACAAATTGATTATACTTATTTCATGTCTCATGCTTATCCAATTACACAAAAAACAATTATGTTTGGTAGATTTGCAAATCCTGCCATTTCTTTTTTTGATGCTATTCAAATGATAATAGATAAAGATTTGTATTTGGTTCTTGGTATCAATGGTCCATTTATTAAATGGAAAGAGGCCAACCCAGATAAATCATATACATCCGATATATCTATTGGAGACATAGGTCACGTAGTAACTATTGTAAATTATGATTATAGTAATGTAGCAAATAAATCTTTTACTGTTAAAAATTCATGGGGTAATTCAAAACTTATTACTATAACAGAACAAGAATTATTAGCATTATCACAGAATACGTGGAGAATTACAAAAATTTTTTATTTAGATACAAAAGAATCAAATAAACCATTTGTCGTAGGTGGAAAAACAAAACGACGAAAAAGACGTAAATCTAAAAAATTGAAGAAATATTAAGTTGTATACATAATATAAAAAGATGGATGAATACGGTATTAATTTTATACTAGACGATTTGTATGTTATAAAGACAAAACCAACAGAAATAAAAAACGTAAAAGAACCATTACCTATTATTCTACATTATTGTTGCAAAATAGAAGAATTAACCAATAAGATATCTACAGGTGAATATAGTTCTGAAGAATTAAGTAAACTATGTACAAAAATAAAACAATTTGCCCACCAAATTGAATATATACAAAATTCTTAATATATCATTTTTTTACAAAATTGATTTAAATATGCGTAGCTTAAATCAATTAATATGAATCGTATACATTCCCATCATTTACGCGTAAAAGATGCATTTCGTATTGCAAATTCAACAGATTATACAGAAGAAATTAGGTATTTTGCTCAATGTTTTTTAGATACATTAGCATCTAAAAATGGGAATGATATTTTAGAACAAGTATTAGTTGAATTTACGGGTAGAACTATTAAATCTATTACTAAAAAACATGGCGCGGATAGTGAAGATGGATTGTTGGAAAGTAAGCCGTTGAAATGTAAATATTCAGCGCATATTAGCGACGATACACCTGCGTCTTTATTACGACACCATACTATACCTTATATTGTGATTGGTGAAGCAACGCCAAATGGACAAATTATAAAATGGGTATTATATACTTCTTATCGTATTTTTGACCAATCAAGATTTACTAAAATGAGGAATACGTTGCTTTTGGAAGAACAATCAACTATTCCTGAAGTATTATCTATGAATATAGGGGAACGATATCAAACGTTAGAAGAGTTGAAAAAAATATGGAAACCTAAACAATATATTCGTAGTAATGCATTACCCATACAAGATATTTGTAAATTGAAAGAAGGCGAATTTACATTGTGGGTGAATTCAGAATTAAATTCTTCAGAAATAAATAAAGATATTTTAAAATTATATGAAACATTTCCTTCCTCTATACTTTCAGATGAATATATGAAACACTGGATAGCGATGCGAGAATTTTGTTTAGACAAAATTTAAATAACAATCTAAATATATGAATTGCCCACATTGCGGAATTACCATTGAAATTGAAAAATTAAATTGTGCCATTTTTAGATGTGGTATTTACAAACATAATGGAAAACAAATACCGCCGCATTTACCAAAATCTGAATGTGATGTATTACAAGATACTATATGGGGATGTGGCAAACCGTTTAAATATGAAGATGGAAAATTAATTATTTGCGATTATATTTAGATGCTGAATAAAAAGGAGAGAAATTCCATAAATAATAATATGGATTATATTCAAGTTTTACGCGATAGTATTGAAACATCGGTTTCAATGAATTTATTTAAATCTAAAGAAGAAGCAACTATGAAACACATATTCAATTCTAAACTAATTTCTTTTCCATTATCAAAATGTAAAAATCTTAATAATTTTAATCCAGAAAGATTACAACCCTCTGCTGTTAAATCTTATCCTTTACATAATAGACCAAGAGGAGATAAAGATATTAGTAGTGTAAAATATTATCAAAAACGAATTAAAAATAAATTAGATATTCAGCCAATTTGGATAATAAAAAAAAATAATAATTATATATTACTTGACGGAGCTCATAGAATAGTAGCAAGTTTTATAGAAAATGAACAATTTATATCAAGTTATTTAATAAATTAATTATTTGCAATTATATTTAAATAGTTTAGTTCTAAATATGTTATGGAGACTGAAGTATTCCGATTATCTACATTTGAAAAAAATGTAAATTATTCATTTGCCATGAGAACACGAACGGAAGGTGGTTGGCCTAATCAAAAACATTTTACAACTAACCAATTGCAATTGGTAGGAAAACATGTGAATAGTTCACGATGGGGATATGGCGATCAAAGTGGCGGGTCAGAATTATTTGAATACAATGGTATACAAACTAATATTATTTATGATTATGAAGGAAATACATGTTTTAAAATTGAAACAAAATATAATACTGAATAATAAGTATTATAAAAATGGGGTGCATTTATTCTAAGCCGTTAGTAGAAGATAGATTTATTCCTGAGAAATCTATTCGCAATGTTACCATAGACGATACTATTCCCTACTTTCCCCCAATTACATGTGGGAAAGTAGTCAAAGTATACGACGGGGATACAATTCATATCGCATCCAATGAAATTCAATGTTCTATTCCAGGTAAAACTTTTAGATTTCAAATTCGGATAAAAAATATAGATACGCCGGAAATACGAACTAAAAATGAACAAGAAAAAAACTTGGGTAGAGTAGCAAAATATCAAATGGAACAATTGGTTTTGAATAAATTTGTTATGTTGGAAGAAGTAGAACATGAATCTAAATGGGGACGTATTTTGGCTGTAGTAAAAATTGACGGCGTAAGTGTGGGGGAGACCATGCTGGAATTGGGTTATGCAAAACCATATAATGGAAAACATAAAGACCCGTGGTAAATTACCATTTTGATTTTTTAACTTGGATGGCGGGTCCAGATGATTTTTTTGCTTTAGACGGGTCATATTGTACATCGTCATCATCATCAGGGAGATTTTTAGATAATTCCCAATATTCTTTGGAACCTAATCTAAAGTTGGCATGTGATTCTGCTTTATACCAAAAAATTTGGTCAGTTAATTTATTGCTTTTGGCGTTATTGTTAATGACTAAACATTCAAAATTTTCAGTGCATTGGTCCATGACTTGACAAAAAGATTCAAATGTTGGAAACATACCGGCATAATTTTCATAAATTTTTTTGCGGTTATTGATATAGGGTTCGCGTAAAATAAAAACATAATCAATGTTGGTTCTTAAATTAGGCGGTATACCTAAAGGATATTGCATGGTAATAATTAAAAGAATTTTCCAGTGACGTCCATTCATGAATAACAATCGCATTAATTTATCTTTGGTCCATGCATTATCGTATAAACAATCGTCTAAAATGACAAAAGTTCGTGGGTCAATATTACTTTTTTTATAAGTTTGCATTTCTTTCATGACTTGTTTCATACATGTTTTTTGCCGTTTTAAAATATTTTCAATAATACCGGAACTATATTCGTCGTGAATAAATAATTTAGGGATATGTTCACTATAAAAACTATTCCCGGCTTCTGTACCCGAAATAACCGTCCATACAGGTATATCTTGTTGATAAAAAAGTAAATCACGAACCAAGAAACTTTTACCAGTATCACGACGACCAATCAAAACAATGACTGGGCCTTTATTTTCATTGGGTCTAAAACTAATTTGTCGCATATCAAATTTTTTTAATTCCAATGTCATGTTTAATTCATATAAAATTAATTAAGGTTTATAACTTATATTTATGGTCTTTTAATTATGAATTTAAACTGTTTCCTAAAACGTTTAATATTAAGGAATAAATTAGTTTAAACCACATATTATTAATTATATCATTTGGATATGGTATTTTACAAAAAAAATAAAAATACAGAATTATTACAACAACTAGAATCGTCTTTACATCTATCTAATGTTCAAAATTATATTCCTATTTACAATCAATTCTTTTCATTAAATACAACGAATTGGAATAGTATTAATTTAAAAAATGATTTTGAATTATTAAAAATTTGGGATTGCACCTATAACAAAGCAACTGCTAGTCTTCAAAATGATATAACAACTCCTGTATTTTTTAAATATTCCCCATTACTTGACCCTCTTAAATATTTGAATGGAAAATACACGGATTATACTTATACTCTTCCATCGTTAAACAATAGTTATTCAAAAATACAAGACACCAATAATTCTGCCTATGTAGATAGTTTTTTTTCTTATTTATCTTCGCAATTATACATCAATAATAAATTTATACATGGTATTCAATTTCATGGAAGTTATTTAGGAATTAAAAAAAACTTTAAATATAATTTGGAAGATGAATTGGACCAAGTTCATGGGTCTACTTTTTTCAATGAAAATATGAATAAATTATTTACACTGAATAAAGAATTAACTATTCCAACATCACACAAAAACCGTGAAAAATTGGTTATGGATGATACAACAGTTGTATTAGATTTGGATGAAATTGTAGAAGATACTCCCCCAACCGAACAAGTATGTTTGCCTCCATTATCTGAACTAGAAGTGATGACGGATTTAGCACCAACTACAGATGATATTCAAGAATTCAGTAAAGATAATGATTCCGACTCAGATTCATCCAATACCGAAACAAATAATACAGAAGAATTAGATTCAGATGATTTTACAGATTGCGATGATGAATCGTATGGATTATCAGTAGATATACATCAATTTCCGGTTCAAATTATTGCATTAGAACATTGTAAAGATACGTTGGATTCATTATTAATGGAAACAATTCCTCAAGAAGAGATTCTTTCTGCTTTGTTTCAAGTAATTATAACATTAGTTATGTATCAAAATGTATATCAATTTACGCACAATGATTTGCATACTAATAATATTATGTATGTAGAAACATCAGAATCTTATTTATATTACAATTATAAAGGTGTAAACTACAAAGTACCGACTTATGGTCGTATTTTCAAGCTCATTGATTTTGGGCGAGCTATTTATACCTATAACAATAAATTTTTTATTTCGGATAGTTTCCATCCGGATGGAGATGCAGCAACACAATATAACATAGAACCATTTCGTGATTCTAGTAAACCTGTAGTAGGACCCAATTTTAGTTTTGATTTATGTAGACTTGCCTGTTCTATGTTGGATATTATTGAAGATGATACGCCATTATATGCCTTAATTGAAGAGTGGTGTTTAGATGATAAAGGACGTAATGTATTGTATAAGAAAAATGGCGAAGAACGGTATCCTGATTTTAAACTATACAAAATGATTGTGCGAACAGTGCATAACCATATACCAGAAAACCAATTATCTAAACCTATTTTTCAACCATATATTACGAAAGAATTTAACAAAAATTGCATGATTATTTTATAAAATAGTTTGAATAGATTCTTTAAATACATGCAGTATATTTGTATTGTTGTAATCTCCAATTAAAGCAACGCCTTTTTTAATTTTATGTTTTATATGTTCAAGTATATTAGATAATTCGGCAATATGGGTTGAATCTCGCATTGGTTTAAATAAAATGGCTTGTAAATGAATATTCATTAAATAAAAAGGGTTTGGAGCGCGAACATATACTATTGTACATTTTTTTTTACTTTCATTGCGTGTAATAACTTGAATGTTTTTATTATATATATTTTTAGGAATAATAATTCCTCCTGTATATCCATCATAAATATAGTTATAGTCTGAATTATCAAATAAAATATGTAATCTATCTATACCCATAGTATAATTAAACTTTACATGTTTTAAAAATAATTCTTGAAACATAAAAATAATAGATGGATATTTTTTGTGCATTTGTGAAAGAACATGTTGAATAGCATGTGTTCTTACTTCTGTTTCTTCCGATGTTCTACATAACCCTTCTAAATTCCAAGATAAAATAGGAATAGTATTGATTATACAAAAAACAGGTTTATGGTCAGTAATTAAAACATTTACTACTTTTTCGTTAGTTACAACCATAGATGGGTTAGTTTCAAGTGTAAATATATGATCTATACTATTGTTGGATGATATATGACCAGCTATAGTATGAAGTGTACTTTCGCAATTTTTCATTTTAGATGCATAATGCGTATTTTTATCACAACAATATTTTTTTAAATACATACTATTTGTTTATAAAATAGTTAATAAAATGCCAACTCGGGTAAAGTAATACTCCCATTATTTGGAGAATGATGTGGTTGGTTATTAGTGGTTTGTTCAAATGAACTCATAGGAGATGTAGTCCATTTTTTTGAAGAAGCATGATAGGATGTAAGATTTATTTTTGGAATTGTTGTTTTATCTAACAATAAATCAACATGGTCTAAAGGTTGAATTGTAAAATGTTCGCACTGAGTTTTAATATATTTTTTCCTTAACGATGTAATTGCAAATAATGCAATAATAATCATACTTCCGGTAGATAATAAATATAAATTTCTGGACATATTAATTATATAGAATTTATTTTAGGTAAAGGTAAATATGTTTGAACAAAATAGTGAACATTATAAATAGTTGTAATTACATAATGTAATAACGCCATATATAATTTGTATACGAATACTACAAATGAACTATGTAATTCCTCTGACATATTTTTTTCTTCTACCGATTTTTTTATTTCATCCAACAATGAAAAAAAAGAATTTTTTAGATCCATAACATATTCAAAGAAAGACTATTTAAAGATTTTAACGACTAAATATACATGAATGTTCTAACATTAAAAACAGT